GTGCGTTGGGACTTGCCCAAAGGATGTTGGTACGGCAGGTTGTACCTTGCTCACGTGCACCGCTCACGCGGATGCATGGACTACGGCAGTAGTCGTGGTGGTTTCGTGGCTACTCACAGGTGGAGTGGTGCCAGTGTTAGGCCTTCCTCCTCCTCTGGGTGCTCGATCACGGATGGGTCGTCGGCCGTTAGGAGGTCTACGACGGTTGCCACTGCCTGCCGCAGCCTTTCGGTCTGCAGCGGGTCTAATTGGCACCCGAGGTTTACCAGCTTTCGACGAAAAGCCTTCCGCTTTTCCACCTGGTCTAGGATTAGACGGTTTATCGCGTCGCTCGCTGTGTCCTGCCACCTCTGGTATGACTTCAGGAGTTCCGCTCGATTGCTCATGGTTAGGTTCCACTGTCTCAACACGAGGCCCAGGTCCGACTACCTCGCCACCGACTACTGCTTCAATTTTATGTTTGTAGCAGTTGCCGAGGACGACAGGCATCTGGTCCAGGGCCTTGGCTTCACTGACAGCTTTATCCAAAGCCTTGAGCTCTCCCACATCTATCCCTAGGATGTTAGCCATAGCAGTTTCGATTAACGATGGATCAAGCTGTTGGTGAGCATTTGACAGCTTGTACTGCTCCTCGCGGGTTGCCCCCTTCACCTTGAGGTTACCCGTCAGTTCTATCACACGTCTGGCCCAAGTGCCGATGATCGGGGTCGCTTTGTCTGTTGCCAAGTAACCATGCGCCCTATTAGCTGCTGCTTGCTCCGGAGTTACACCCTTGTTAGTCGTAAGGTGTAACTTTGGAATCGTTCGCAAAGGGTCCTGAAAACTTGTTATACAATCGCTAAGCCGCGGATAAATGCGGCCGCAAAAGGAAACTGGGTCATCAGCACCATTCACTTTAGCTTCAACTTTAAGGCCCAAGTTCTTGACTACATCCAGCAACGCCGGTTCCAACCCATTCTCACAGGCAAGAACAGCATCATCACCAGTTAGGAGGGCACCTTGGCTGAGCTTCCTCCAAGCCTCGGCGGGAGTGTTGCACAACTTCCGGTAGCAACAATATACTACAAAAGCGTTGAGCATAGTGTTGCCATCAGTAGTTATTGGGCTACCACTCCTGGTGCCCCAACCGGCTTCATATCTTACACCAGCAGTTGTGGTGCCCATTTGCATGAAAACTTTGCTGAACCAGCTTTGGAACTCCGTTCGTTGGTCTTCTTTGAAGAACCGCATGTATGCGGCTTTGACCACATTCTTCTGGAGCCATTCGCTGATGGAGCCATCGAAGCGGGAGTAGTCGCTCTCCAGTGTGCCGTTTTTAGCGATACTCTGGAGCCTGCGTCCCACCTGCTTCGGGGTTTTCCCTGGGCCATACCACGGCTGCTCGTACAGGATCTTTTCTTTGAATGCATACGTAAAACATGACATCATGAGTGTTAACTCAGGCGCCATAGTGGTGATATTGCGCGGATCGTTAGTCGCGGCGTATGCCTCAGCCTTGATAAAGGCTTTTAACCGGTTGGATGAGTGAGTAGAAACAGTGGCGGCTACCATATTGATGCGTGCTTTTTGTTGGCGGTTGTCCTGCACTTCACGCACTGCTGCCGTATCCCATGGATGGCCGACGCCAGGTTCTGGCACCAAAAACTCCACGAATTCGGATGCGTACTCCTTATACTCCTTAAACGGGATGACTGTGTTGGTCGGCTTCTTCACCCGACCGTTCACTGTCGCCACGTCTGAATTAACGCCTCTCATTGGCAAAAGAGCTGGTGCTGCAGCCAAGGTGGTTGTCACAGCATGCCCACATGTTTCACCATCCTCGGTCCTCAACGGCCCTAGGGGTTGGAAGTGGGTTGGTGTGGCAGTCGTCTTGACTACATTTACCCGGAACTTAGCCTCTGGTATCAATTCAAAGAGTATAGGCGCGTTCACGCACGCCTCCTTGTCGCCTGCGTCACGCAAAATGCGTTCCACGTCGGCGACCATGGGGGGTGACGTCTTATTCTTCATTCGTGCAGTTATTGCTGCCAGCGTCCGTCCCGTGGTCTCTACTGTGTGGCGTGAGCCACTAGCCGACAATGAAATTCTGTCGTCTATTGGCTCATACAACACGTTAACTTGACCCGCCGTCATGCACTTACGCTTTAGCCCTACCTCGACTTTCATCGGTTTATAAAAGGGCCAAGCCACTCTGGCTGCGGGTTCAAGGAAAATTATTCGGCGATGTGGATCACCCTGGATACACTTCTGCTCAATGGTGAAGACTAGGAGTTCCTTGTTCTTCCCCCTCACGCAGATAGTATCGCCAGTGTAATCCCATAGCTGGTGGTTATAGCTTGCGCCGCCTCTCACGTCAAAGAAAACCCTATCATCATTGACGTAGAAGGAGTGATCATCACAGTGATACGAGAGCGACTCGGGTACTAGTGTATACAGCAACATTGGTTTAAAGTGCTGCATCCATTTCTCCATATCTGCATAGTAATCCACGTCACAAAAGACGAAACCTGTATTATCCGTCACTGGATCATTCCTATAGGGTATAGTAAGATCTTTGGCGAAATAAAAATACCGGTTTCCCCTCTCGATGTCGTGGTTGCTCATCGACACATTATAGGGCTCGTATCCAGCGGCTCGCATGGCCTCATTCATCCAGATGTTCGCCGAAGTGCGAAACTTCGCCGCACGTCCGTGAGTGTGGTCTCGTGCTACTGGCACTAATTTCAAATCCTTCAATTGATGTGCCAACGTTTTCCTCGTATCCCTGCGTTCTATCACTTTCTCTATAATTTTCGACCGGGACTGGGCATCATATGGCTTACACAAGCGTATCTTCACCAAACTCTCATGCGCTCGGATCTTTAGCGCAAGACATGAGTTGGCTAGCCGTGGGCGCAACGACCTTAGCCATTGCGAGCTCGGCACCCTAGGCGGCAAAGCCTTAGGGCTCTCATACTGACTTGGTAGCGGTATATGCTCCTCCA